TTTCGTCGAATGATCTCCGAGGGTGTTGACATCCCTGACGACATCTTCAATATCCAGCCCTTTATCCGTGCGTCGATCGTAAAAGCTTAAAAAATCGTCTGTCCACGTGGATCGGGGCACACCGGACAGATTTTCAACCGCCCCTGTTTTTAAGGAAATCAAATGGCTACCAACAAAAAAGCTGAAGTTGCAGTGAAAGAAGAAGGCGCACTGGCATTCTCGCAAGAGGCACCAGCCTATCTGAATCAAGGCTCCGCTCGTGGATCGGAAGAGGTCAAAGCCTCCGACATCGTTCTGCCCCGACTCGAAATCGTCCAAGCACTCTCCCCCATCAAGGAAGTGAACGACGACGCTCGTGAGGGCTACCTGTTCAATAGCGTCACCCAAGCCGTGATCGGCGAGTTGATGTACTTCGTCCCCGTTTACTACCGTATGGAGTATCTGGTCTGGAAAGATCAAGACCAAGGTGGTGGCTTCTTCGGTTCGTTCAACAACCAGAAGGAAGCGGAAGACCGCAAAGCTCAGGCAGTCGCTGAGGGCGAGAACCCTGAGCACATCGAGATTGTCGATACCCCTGTGCAGTACGGCATCCACGTGCTGGAAAGTGGCGAGATCGAGCAGATCGTGATTTCTATGGCCAAGACCAAATCTAAGGTCTCACGTAAATGGAACGCCATGATCCAGATCGCTGGCGGTGACCGATTCAGCCGTGTTTACAAGATCACCACGTTTCGTGACGAGAACAAGAAGGGCCAAAAGTTCTTCAACTTCGTCGTGCAACCCGCTGGTTACACTCCCGAGCGTATTTACCATGAAGCCGAGAAGATGTACGAGGTGCTCAAGACTCAGGATTTCCGCGTTGCTCACGAGACCGTGTTCGAAGCGGACGGATCCGACCACCCAACGACCGCCGACCGAGGCGAACTCTAAACCCTTTCCTCCCCCCTCCCCCGCAAACTTTGCAGTTGCCAGCGGGGTTTTTGCCTCCAGCCTTCGGGCTGGGGGTTTTTTCAGACAATAGATCAATAGCATGTTCCCACGAATTCCCCCAAAAGCGCCTATCGGTTTCGACTACGAGACCAGTGGGCTGAATTATTGGCACCCAGATTTTCGCGTCATTGGCGTCTCAGTCGCCGTTGGCCAAGAGGGTTGGTATTGGGATCTCCGGACCACCCCCAACGTTGTTCCATTCCTGCGTGACCTATTGGTCAACCGGGTAGTCGCGGCACATAATGCCCAATTTGAAGTCCAGTGTACCCGAGTACTCGGAATTGACCCAAGAGGGGTTGACTGGTACTGTACAATGGTCAATCAGTGCTTAATTGACGAGCACCTCATGTCTTACGCTCTCGCGTCTGTCGCCCGAGCCAACGGGATCGACACGAAGAAGGACGAGCACCTAGAGGCTATCCGAGCCGCGATGGGATGGAAAAACGCCGCCGAGGTACTCGCCCGGTTCTCCGAGGTACCTCCCGATATCGCCGCCCCCTACGGCATCTCAGACTCTCTCGACGCACTTCGGATCTACGAGAAGCACCTGCCCGAGATTCAGCGTCAAGACCTCCAGCGAGTGTCGAAGCTTGAAATGGACCTGCTCCCCGTATTGGCCGACATGTCTTGGCACGGGGTCCGTGTTGATCTGGAAGCAGCGCACGCCGCGATCCCAGCGTTGGATGCGAAAGAACTGGAGTTGCAGCGCGAAGTAGACGAGATCGTCGGCGTTCCGTTCAACGTCAACTCGTCACCCCAGATCCGCGACTTCTTCAAGCCCGAGCCAGTCAACCGCTTTCAATGGAAGTTGATCGACGGTACGCTCGTGGGACCGACAAAAGGCGGAAAAGGCCCATCACTGGACCAGAACGCGATGCGGGAAATTAAGCACCCGTTGGCCGCGAAGATTCTGGATCTCCGCAAGACGATCAAGCTCCGCGACACGTTTATCCGAGGCCACGTAATCGGGAGTGCAGATCCAGACGGGTACGTCCACACGTCGTTCAACCAGACCCGCAACGATGCGGACGCTGGGACTGTAACCGGACGGCTGTCTTCGACCGACCCGGCGCTGCAGCAGATCACCAAACGGGACAAAGGCAACGCGGCCATCCTTCGCGCCATGTTCATGCCCGACCGTGACCACACTTGGCTTTGTGCCGACTATTCTCAAGTCGATTTCCGCTGTGGTGCTCACCTCCAGAATGACCCTGCTGTGATTGCCGCCTATCTGGAGAACCCAGCACTCGATTACCATCAAGTAGTCTCCGACATGACGGGGATCCCGAGGAATCCGGCTTACGCTGGCGCTCCGAACACGAAGCAGTTGAATCTCGGTCTGTCTTTCGGTGCTGGTCAAGGCAAACTCGGGTTCATGATGGGCATGCCGTACGAGGTGCGAGAGTACAAGGGTAAAATGCAGTACGTGCCGGGACCAGAGGCGGTGGCGGTATTCGAACTGTACCACCGGAAGCTCCCAGCGGTCAAGGAATTTATGAAGCGTGCCGAGAACGTGGCGAAAGAGTCGGGGTACGTTAAGACCCAGATCGGTCGTAGACTCAGGTTCCCGAGAGGGCTTGGAGCGCACAAGGCCGCTGGATTCCTATATCAAGCGTACGCGGCTGACATCCACAAGGCCGGGTTGATCATGGTGGACGCCGCAATCCGGGAAATGGGACTACCTGCACGACTGATGTTGTCAGTGCACGATGAGATTGGCGTTTCGATGCCGATAGATGATGACGTGAAGAACGTGATTGTCAAGAACTATACCGACTTCAATAGTGAAGCTTCACCTATCCAGATGCGGGTGCCGATCGCGGCCAGCGCTGACTATGGTGTTAATTGGTATGAAGCAAGTAAAAACTGAAAGGAAACTGTAAAATGCCTCACAAAATCGATATGGTACTGGATTTCCAGTACGGTTCCACCGGAAAAGGCTTGATCGCTGGCTACCTTGCCAAGCGCAATAGCTACGACACTGCAATCTGTGCTTTCGCCACAAATGCGGGTCACACGTACATCGACGAAGAACGCGGTATTCACGTCATGACTCAGCAACTGCCAACGGCCATCACCAGCCCCTCAGTGCGGACAATTCTGATCGGACCCGGATCCGCCATTCACCTGCAGACCCTGCAAGAAGAAATCGCCCGATACGCGCCTTTCCTCGAAGGCAAGCAGGTTCTGATTCACCCGCACGCTGCTGTAGTGGAAGATTATCATGCCGAGTTCGAAATGTCGGACGGTCGCACCAAGATGGGGTCGACCGCAAAAGGCGTGGGTGAAGCTTACATCGAGCGAATCCGCCGAAATCCCCAAAATCCGAATACGATCGGCCACAGGGTCTCGACAGCGGACGCTCTCTATGGTATGATCGCCACTCCAGAGGAGTACCGGGACGCTCTCGCCGCCGCCGAATCAGTGATCGTCGAAGGCGCTCAGGGCTATTCTTTATCAATGTACCACGGCCAATACCCATACACCACGTCACGCGACGTAACCCCATGGCAAGTGGCAGCAGATTGCGGGTTACCTTATCGTTGGGCTTCTTACATTCAGGTAATCGGCACGTTACGCACTTTCCCGATTCGGGTTAGCAATCGCGACGGATCCTCTGGACCTCATTATCCCGACCAAGTGGAGTTGAAGTGGGAAGATATCGGCATTCAGCCAGAATTGACAACAGTGACCAAGCTACCGCGACGGATCTTCTCGTTCAGCCAACAGCAACTGCAGGAAGCCTTGTTCCACTGTGGCGGCTATTGGAATACCCGGCTGTTCCTAAACTTCGCCAACTACGTGACCGACAAAGAGTTGCTCACTGAAATGATCAAGATGATCGAGTCCCCCACCCGGATGAACATGAATAACGCCAAAGTGGCTTGGATCGGTAACGGTCCAGATGATAAGGATGTGGTAGCGTTATGAACCAAATCGAAATGGAACTCGACCTGACTATCGGGGATCTGGAAGTTGAAAACCGAATCCTTCGTGCCCGTAACCGCCGACTCGAAGACGAGAACCCGCACGATATCGACGTGTTGTCGGGCACCGTGTTTCAATGGGCGAACGAGGCATTTCCACACCGTACTGACGCTAGTATGTTTCTCAAGATGTATGAAGAGATCGGTGAGGTAATCCGGTCCGGTGGTGACCGATTGGAAGTCGCCGACTTGTTCATCCTGATCCTCGATTATGCGAAACGTAAAAATATCGCACTCAGTGATGCGATCGGCGAGAAGCTGGAAATTAACCGCAACCGTGACTGGAAGCTGAACGCTAACGGCACAATGAGCCACAAGGAGAAATAATCATGGATGACTTTCGCGTAGATGTAGATATCGATCCGGGACTGGAAGCAGTGACTCGATTCCAGTCGATCAAACGTTGGCATATGATCGACACCACCCGCACGCAGTCGATCGCTGAGCATTCGGCGAATGTGGCACTACTGGCCTACCATATCAGTATCACCGCCCCGGCAGGATACTTCGGTTCTGGAGAGGCTGCGCTGGCCCCAGCACTGTTCCATGATTTGCCTGAAGTATTTTGTGGCGACATTCCGACCCATACGAAAAAGCATCTAACTGGTTTAAAGGAGTTAGAAGAGCGCTTGACGCCCCCGGAATTCCGATATGAGGTGGATGAAAAAATAGCCGCCTTGGTTAAGCTCTGCGATCTCGCGGACGGAATCCGGTTCATCGAGCGTTATGGCGTGGATCGAGTCGCCATTTTTGCTACTGACGGACTACGCATCCAGATGTCAGCCAAATTATTACGTGCTCGTGCAGCTTGGCCAACGCACGTGTTCGAACACGTTAACGACAAAATCCAGACCTACGTGTCTCAATGAACAAGCTGGAACTCGAATTCCGCAAACGCTTGTGCGACAAAATGGCAGGTCGCTGGCTCGTGGCCATTCACGTGGAAAACCACCTGAATCCGGGAGTCCCCGACTTGTCTTATGTGATGCTGGACCAGTTCAAGCCGATCTACGAAACTGGATGGCTTGAACTCAAGGCAGCTGAACATCGAGCGGTTCCAAAATTCGAGGTGGAACCCTCCCAACATAACTGGATGCGACGCTATGCCCACCGTGTCCCTACGCATTTTTTGGTCTTGGTCGGTACGCGATGCTACCTGCTAGACGGAAAAGTACACTCACTCTTGATCGGATCAGTGACACTGGAACAGTTACAGGAGTGGGCGATAGTGGCGTTTGAAGAACAAGAATTAATACAGACGCTCCCAATAATTTTAAAGGGTTTGACCCAGAGGGGTGATGATGGAACTGAAAGAGTTATATAAAGACGTAAAACCTGCAGTGATGATCAAGTCGGCGCTAGACTTGATCCACGAGCCGGGAGAGGTCTTTGAAGTGCGGATTCCCAAGACAAAAGCGGGAACATTGAGCGGATACTTTAACGACACGTCGAAAGCCGCACTCGTGTTGGCGCGAGAAAACGGGAAGCACCAAGCGATTTACGCGACTGTGAATCCGGTGAAGCCGTCACTGATGGCCCGGATGGAGAATCAAATCGGGATTTCACATACGACCACGACGGACAGCGAGATTGAGCGTCGTCGTTGGTTCCTGCTTGACTTCGACCCGGTACGCCCTACGGGGATTTCGTCAACAAATGGTGAATTGGCGATGGCTGAGGATGCCGCGATCCGGACCGCCGAATGGCTGACAAGTCTGGGATGGCCAGAACCGATCCATGCAGCTAGCGGCAACGGTTGGCACCTGATGTACCGGATCGACGAGCCGAACGATGATGCGACAAAAATCGACATCGAATTCGCCACTAAGATGCTGTCTTCGATCTTTACAGACGATAAAGTACAGGTCGACACCAGCGTCCACAATGCGTCACGGATCTGGAAAGTCTACGGTACAGTCAGCAGCAAGGGATCGCACACTTCTGAACGCCCCCACCGGGTCGCCAGCCTCGCGAAAGTCCCGAACGTACTCGGGATCGTGACAACAGCACAGATCGAAAACATTGCCCGTGCTCTTCGTGATGCAAAATCCGAAGAATACAAGGACATGACGGGCGAGTATATCGGTGACATGTCCAAATGGCTGACCGATCGCGGCCAAACCGTTGTGAGTGGTCCACGTCCGATGTTCGGTAATGAGGGCCAGAAGTGGTTGCTCTCGAAATGCGCATTCGATGCAAACCACCAGACCCCAATGGTCGGTCTGGTCAACAATCGTCCCGTCTACCGTTGCCTCCACAATTCCTGCTCCTCTTATCGTTGGAAAGAATTTCGCGAGAAGATCGATCCTAACTACAAAGATCCGGACACGATTTTCGCCCGACTGAAAGAATGGTGCGACAGCGACAGCGAGAAGCCCGATGCCGAATTGCTCCAAGCCGCCAGCGCCACCGGAAAGCAGTTATCAGGTATCATCAAGAAGGTGGCCAAGCTCTGTACCCGAGCACGAGTTCACGCACTGGAAGGATTCCTGAAAGAGGAGCGCCGCCGATTTCTGAAAGAGACAATCGGGGAAAATAACGAGAAAGGCAACTTGGTTGGCCTGATCAACCGTACCCGAGAAATGCAAGAAGCCGGGGACGTTCCGATGTACTGGATCGCGGACTACGATCACCGGATCCGATGCGGAAAAGTAGGAGACGTGACAAGCCCGAAATCATCTGAGGCGGAAGAAATTGCGTTGATGGTAAAGTACCATTCGCTCGGAGACTCGTGGGTCAAGCAGACGCACACGGCACAAGTAATCAAATTCCTCGCAGAATCCTATCGGGTCAACCCGCTGAGAGCATTCTTGAAGGCGAAGCGCTGGGATGGCTTGGAACGTCTGACGACATGGCTCCCGCACTACATGGGAACCAAAGATGATGAATATACCCGTGCCGTTGGCCGCAAATGGCTGATTTCTGCCGTTGCTCGTGCTATGGAACCCGGTTGTCAGGCGGACCATATGTTAATTTTCGAAGGTCGTCAAGGCGTCGGTAAATCGCGTGCCGCACGAATCGTCGGGGGGCAATTTTATACGGAATTCTCAGGTACAGTACACGGCAATACCGCCATGAAAGACTTGGTGGCCGCAATCAGTGGAAAAGTCGTGGTCGAAATGTCGGAATTGGCGACTATGCGACGTGCCGAGATCGAGTCATTGAAGGCTATCTTGACCACCACAGTGGATGACGTGCGATTGAGCTACGAACGCGACGTTAAATCCTACCCCCGTACCTGCGTGTTTATCGGTACTACGAATGAATTGGGTGGAAGCTACATTGCCGACGCTACAGGCGCTCGTCGATTCTGGCCAGTGGCGGTCGCGATGGAGGGACCAGTTAAGACCAAGCAATTGGAAGAGGATGTTGATCAACTATGGGCCGAGGCGGTCGAGGCGTACGAGAATCACGAAGATTGGTTCACGGTCCCACGAGAACTGGCTATGATGGAACAGGCGGACCGCCAAGTCACTGTGGAGGACGCCGAACCTTGGTACCCACGGATCCGTAACGCTCTGACAGATCCGGACAGTTTTGCTGAAGTGTTCCATGTCCGGGACGAGTACATGTCGGGTCAAAAGACCGGGGGATTCACCGTGCGTGCCGGGTCGTTTAGTGCGATCCTCAGCGTCATCATTGGACTGGAACCAGCGCGACAATCCGGGATCGACGTAATCCGGGTCCGCAAAGTGTTGGAGACGATCGGGTTCAAGAAAATGCGGCCATCAAAGGGATGGCATGGGTCGAGTTACGCGTACGATCTGTCCCGCGAATCTCAACCCCACCTATGGCCAGCCGTCATTGCGGCCAAGAACGCCCTCAAATTCCCGAAGCACACTCGGGAAGAAGAGGAATCTTGATCAGGCGAACGGGCGAGTTCCCGCTTTATCGATGATTAACGCTTGCTTGCGTGGAGCGTTGGAATCGGTATTCGGGATACTCACGTGCGTCCAGCGGTCGAATTCCCGGATTACTTGATCATAGCCGATACCGCTAGCGATAATGGCTTTCACCACTTGATCAGGAGTCATCCCCGGCACACGAATATCGGCGGCACAACCGATTCGGTGTTGACTGGTGTCCCTGCTTCCCACGGCGTCATTCACCTTCTTGGATCGGAAGGCACTGTTGATCATGACAGGTTTGTTACCCAGCACCACTTTGACCTGCTCCAGAAAGTCAGCCAGTCGAGTGAGGTTGGCAAGTTCTGTGTCATTGGGACTATTATCCCATCCATTGCGTTCGGCGGTCTCCGATACGGTCAGTTCGTCGAGTGTAAAATGTGGTGTCAAGTTCATTTGCGTGCCTTCATGTCCATGATTTTCTCAAGAGTGCGTCCACCAAAGTAGAACGACATGATCAACATGCCCCACTGCCCGAGTAGTTCGACATACTTTTCGTTAGCACTCATCCCGTAGGCAGACATCATCGCGAAGATAAAATAAGCCAATAGGATGAAGATCAACGTCATGGGTCTGATGTTCTTGGACAGCCAAGAATCACTACTCATATCGGCTTTGAGGCGATCGGTCAGGTTGTTTTGTTCCGTCTTGAAAAGGTCAGTTTCGTTGGCCATCTTCGCCAATTCACCATCTTGTACCATCTTCGCCAGTTCAAGGTGCGCTTTAGCTTTGGCCTCTGGGTCAGGTATAAGTTTATCGACGAGCTTTTCGCCGATACCTAAGAGTGCTGCGAGTGGGAACATGATTCAACCTTTCGATGTGGTGATCTGGTCATCGCCTTTTGTGACCGTGACTTTTTCGCCCTCGACTGTGACTTTCATTGGCTGCTCTTTGCGATCCAGTTTATCCAGCTTGTCGATCAGTTGCTTCATGACCTCAAATTCGGGCTTTTCCTGCTTGGCGTTCGCCCCAGCGATGCCGTTGAGCATCGAAATCAAAGCAGTGAGTGACGCACCTAAAAGACCCATGACAGCCGCGATTTTGTCTTTATCTAGTACGAGACTGGACGCGACGCCAATAGTGACAATCAGGGTAATATAGAACAGACCATGCTTACCAATCGCGCGACCTGCTACGTCCTTAGCCGGAGAATTCGCCTCCAACTTATTCAGTTCGACTCTGGCTTGCGCCTTGATCAACTCGATTTGGTGTAGTTGTTCATTCATTTAAGTATCCAGACAGCAGAAAAAATTGTTCCGGCCATAGACAGGATCATGACACCAGCGGTCTTGAGCATGATGCCTTCGATCCGTTTTAGACGCGCATTAATCTGATCGTACCTGATAGCGCAAACCTCTTCGTGTGTCGAGAGTCGTGCCTCAGTTGCATCGATTGTCGTCATTTCAAAGGCCTTGCCCCGGCGTCACGTAGACGGTAGCGGCTGCGCTAGACAAGCCACTGAAGTATGTGTCCTGATTGAAGCGCAAGATTTCAACTGCACCAGGAATCAGCACAATGGCCGCTGAAGGCGTACCGGCGACAGGAGCTACAGCATTGGCCGTAGCTTCTGTTGCGCTCGCGCCAGTGCCCAAGAACACCGTGGTGCTGCCTGCATTGATGAAACGATACTGGCCTGTATTCTGTGGGTCAAACTTTGCATAGACAGGTGCTTGGATACCAGCAGGTGCAGTGCCTGCGGCAGCAACGACAACAGTTTTTCCAAGTGGGGTGAATGCAATTTGTGAATTGGTGGACATGTCAGACTCCTTTGCTTTCAAGTGCTTTCATTTGCGCAGCATATGCTGAGATCACTTCATGAGTATGTGCGGCAGTGCAGATTGCCTGCACCCTCACATCTTCTTGGCTGTAATCTTTGCCTGGCGCAATTGAGTGACGATGGTATGCAGTGCTGATTACAGCACCGTTCTCAATGATTTTTGTTGCCGTTCTTACTTGAACAACACCATTTTCAGTGACTTCAATTTGGTCGATGACCACAAGTTTTTCGAGTGCCATGATTTTTCCTTTTAGATTCAAACAGAGTAGCAACCAGAGAATTGAACAATCGCAGAAACATCGTATGCAACACTGCCAGTGCTGACGCCAGATGCACCTAGACCAATTGGTGTTTCTTTGAAATTCAAAGCAGTTCCTGCGGCCTCAAGACTTACAGTGGTATTGACTGAATAAGATAAGTCGTTGACAAAATCAATTCCTAAACAATCACCATTTGCCGCAGAAAATGGAAGCCCTGCAATTTTTAGATTCCCAGTTCCAGTTCCGGTATTCCAGCCAACAATCCCATACACATGAACGAGACGGCCAACTTTCGTGTACCGAGCAATCTGGAGTGAATACGATGCCGTGCCTGCCGATGTTGATCCTTCAATCGTCGGTGTCCAAGTTCCCTCTTCGTAATCATCCAGCAACTCGCTAGTCATCCCAGGAGCGCTTGGATCAGATGAAAAATCTATGCCTTTGCCTGCCGTCCCAATAACAAGATTGCCATCAATGATGGTTTGATCGCCATAGCGAAGAGATGGGTTTCCTACTGTTTTCAACATGATTTATGCTCCTGCTTTCAGTGCGTCGATCTCGGCCTTCAACTCTTGAACAGCCTTCATCAACATTGGGATAAATACGCTCATTTTGACTGACTTGGTGGTAGTGCCAAGAGCCACGCGCTCAACGTACTTTTCTACCTCGTCTTTTTCATTGATGCGTTCTTTTTCAACGTACTCGAAGTCTTCGGCTTCTTCGACCAAAGACGGGAACACCTGCTCCAGTTCCTGAGCGATGACACCAAGTAACTTCTGCTCAGGATTGGTCTTAAGGTTGTAGTTGACCAAGCGAACTTGACACAGACGGTCAAGATAACTAGGTGCATCGACCACGTTCTCTTTCAGCTTTGCGTCCGAGATCGTGCCATAGCTGCCAGTGACGTTCACCACGTTGCCGTTAGACCACACCTTAAAACGGTCATTGCCAAGTGAAGTAGCAAGGATGAAATACTGCGTGGTGTTGTTTGGGTCAGCAACGGAGTTGTACAGGATGACACCGTTCGGAGATGCGCTGGCGTTGTGAAACTGAGCAACAGGGAATGTGCTGTTGGACTGGTTCAGTTCATGATACGCACCATCCGGGTCAATGTAGGTCGCGTCAACATCGCTGGCCTTCAAAAAACCAGCCGGGTTGATGCGAACATTCTCGTCACCAGTCGTGCCGAGCTTCAAGATGCCAGCAGGGTTTGGAGCATTGATCCATCCGCTGACGTTGGGGTCAACACCGATCTCCAACTCCAACTCGTTGTCACGCCACCAGCGCATACGAGACTTGCCTTTGCCAAGTGCGCCAGAGCCTTTGAAGTTGAAATCTGCAGCAGTGGCATTGCCGATGAACGTGTTTCCGCGAGAGCCGCCACCAGCAAAGAAGTTCGCAACTTCTTCATTGAACGATGCGCTCCCGCTATCCACCAAAACCGGGCCATTGATGAAGTTGTTGCTCGAAACGATGTTGGCATAAACCAGATCGTAGATCGAGGCAACGCCAGCAAGGAAACGAACGGCTGCAAACAGGGGCGATCCACCAACCCAACTGATGTTGGTGTTGATCAAGTGCCAATTGATGACGCCGGTCTTGATGTAAATGCCGGTGCTGTTTGTGAACCCGTTGATGGTGCAACTGTTCAACATGATGTTGGTGGTGTCATCAGTGCCACCACCCAACTCCACGTTGGCATAAGTTGCGTAATCCGTCGTGCCGTTGTTCTCGATGTAGCAACCACTCAGGTCAATGAACGATGCGCGTGTCGGAACATACGGTGCAGACAGCGGAACAGACTTGATGATGACACCCTGCGTTCCGTTGTTTTCGATACCACCAGTGACGCGTATGCCAGTGCCCGACAGAATCGCCAGCCCGTGGCCGTCGTTGTGGGTGCAGTTGATGTTCAAAAGCTCCCAGTTGTTGGCTTCGCTGATCAGCGTGACACCATTGCCAGAGTTGTAGTCAACAGACAGGTTTTGCACTCCGCATGACCAGCCGCGCCAGTGTTTCAGGCCGTCTTGCAAAGTTCCAGTGACGCGAACGTCTGTGATGAAATTTGGAGAAATTTCAACGCTACTGGAAATGCCAATGTCAGCTTTGCTGTCTCCATCAATGGTGAAGCCGCGCAACTCAATGTCACGGATTACGAACGCAACAGTTGTGGGATCGCCTTGAATGTTCAAAAATTTATTGACGGGGACTCCGGCCTTCAAAATTGTATGAGCCTGGCCAGCGCCAACGATTGAGACTCCAACACGATTAATCAGAATGCTACTAAGGAGATAAGTTCCTTCTGGAATATAAATTCTGTCGTTCGCAGCAAGGGCAGCAGCAAAAGCAGCAGTGTCATCTGCCAGGCCATCTCCAACAGCGTTATATGGAGCATTTTTGACGTTTACATAGCCTTGCAATGCAAGGCCAACAGAGCCTTGTGGATAGTTTGCATTTTGAGCAAAACTAATCCATCCAGCATCGTATCGTTCAGTGGCATATGGCGCTGAATACACTAGGCTGCCTTTGCTGTTTTGAACTCGAATGCTGTAGTCGCTATTGACATACAGGCGTGCAGGCGTGCCACTGCGTGAAGGGTAGCCATTGAGTGTGCGAATTGGCTGTGGTGCTGAAATTGTCAGTGCAGCGTCCCAGTACAAATTGATGGGGTTACCTTGTGGGTCAAGATTGGCCGCGCCAATCCAGATGTAACCGTTCTCCAATGGCAAGCCGTCCGTCTCTGTGAAGATCGGGTATGTTGGTTGAATGCTGAGTGCTGACATTTATTCTTTCTCCTGTTCTTCGGGGACTGATACCCGCTGCTCAGCAGCAAGGCTGGACATCAAGCGTTTGACAAGTGCAGCTTCTTCAGCGCTACCCGCTTTCGTACGTGGGATCTGCATCAAGAGGTTACGAACGGGGGCCGATTCGTAGAGTCGGGCAGCGCCGCCGACAGTACCCATCAAAGCGCCAGTCGTAACCGCGCCCGACAGTCCACCTTGCAAACCACCAGCACCTACACCAAGCATCGCATAAAAATTCTGGACGCCAGAAGGTGGAAGGAGTGCAGCTTCGGAGGCACGACGAGTCGTGTTAATTACACGGGATAAGCCTTGAATTCGATTGAGGTCATCGCCTGAAAAGAAGATGTTGATCGACTTGCCGAGATCTTTGACCTGTGTCGCGAATCGCTCAGGACTCACGTCACCGTTCTTGCTAGCTTTCTCGAATGCCCGAGCGATGATCGCTGAACGAGCGTTCGCACGACCCTCGGGGGTTAGGCCACGGTAGAGTTGGGCTACTTCACTTGGTTTCGAACTGAAAAGCAATCGATTGACGGTCTCGGGCACTAATTTACCTTCACCGAGCACCGATTTCAGTGTGGCAAGCTTCAGATCACCACTCATTTCTTCTAATCGGTTGTTAGCGACTTTCCATTTCATGTAATCACGACGATCGCCGTTTTGCTGAATAAAGTCACCCATGTCGTCAGTCAGCGATTTATAAACATTCGAGACGACTTTGTCACCGATACCGCGAATGTTGGTCAACTCGGGGGCTTTGAAGCTCTGGCTCAACTGCTTTCGCAGCAACTCCACGTTCACCAGATCTTGACCTTGGATCGACGCTTTCCAGTCGCGCAAAATATTGATCGCTGGCTGCATTTGCTCCGAGCGCATTCCAGATAGTGTGGCGATTTCGTTATCAATTGCATTTACGGTACGACCAACTTCCACGGCTTTGCCGGACACATCGTCCACCATGACTTGGCCGAGTTGCCGCTTCTCCACAGCCGCCGTATTAGCTTCGTCAATTGCTTTGCGGTACTCGTCAATCCGAGTGTTCAAGCGGTCGATCCGTTGTTGGCCAGCCCAGCCGAGGTCACGCTTCGTTAGGTTGTTAACGCGATTCACAAGATTCGCTTGGTCAGCGTACAGCTTGCCAGCTTTCTGTGTCAATTCGTCCGCCTCGTCGATCATTTTCTGGCCGAGCACTGCGTTGGACTGAGCGCGAGAGATCTTGCCAATCACTTCTTCTTTCGCGCCGACATATTTCGTCAGGTCGTCGCCACGCTTGGTGGCCAGATCCTTCATGATCTTGGTCGACAAGATTTGCGGATCGTCGATACCAAAATCCGATGCAACGTCTTTGACCGCTTGAATCCGCTGCTCTTGCTGTTGTTGGCGCACTGGTCCGGTACCGACCAACGGGATTCGCTCCCCGATGGTCTGCAGCCATTTGGAGGCAAAAGTACGAGGAGGCACCACGTCCGAGGTCATAACCCGAACTCCGGCACGCTCCGCCTCCGCCAGATCCGAGGGGAGTTGAACGGGGGCACGGGGAGCCACGGCACGAGCACCCGCCATACCGCCGCCGATACCCGCGACGACCTGTCCGACAGGTCCGAGACCCGCCTCCTGTGCCATCTGGCTAGCAGCACCCGCTCCAGCACCGCCAGCGACTTGGGCCACAGGCTGAGTGGCCAACATTCGACCGACTTCGCGAGTCACAGGAGCGGCAGCACCTGCAGCGGCTTGGATAGCTTTACCCGCCCCGACGAATCCCCCCGCCCCGGCAGCACCTGCAGCAGTCGATTGAACGATTCGTTCCGCTTCTGTCTTCGGTTGTGCGACACCAATACGGGTCAGCAAGTCTTCCATCGCCTGAGTCGGCAACGTATACTTGGTCCCGAGCATGCTATTGATAGTGCTGACGATCGGATCACCAAGTGTTGTAGCCAGAGCACCAGCGCCAGCACCCGCGATCGCTCCGGGGATAGCCCCGACGCCACCCACGGGAGCGCCGAGCATAGCCCCGAGCGCCGCTCCCCCGGCCACGGGAGCCACGCCACGAGTGATCGCGCCCATCAGCCCGGTCGCAGTAGTCTGGGGGCCAGCGGCTGAAGTGTCCTCGACCACTGGAGTAACACCGGGAGTCGCAGGTTGTGGTTGTTCAACGGGGGCTTGCGCTTCAGCACCCGGAAAACGCACATCGACCGCCACGCCACGACCCTCAGGGGTCTGGACGTTGAACGTCTGAGCACGCTGAGCGAAGGCGGCTTGAGCCGCTTGCCCGATTTGCTCTGGAGTCGCACCCTCTGGCCCCTCAATATTGAGGATAGTACCGTCAGGAGCTTGGATTTTATAAATTTTCATCCTTTACCCCGGAATCAATACAAACCCGCCACCGAGAGGAGTACCACCACGGCCACCACCTGCAGGAGGAGCGGCTGGTGTTGGAGTACCCCCACCCGCTGGAGCACCACCACCAAATCCGAACTTCGAAGCGTTCGGGTAAGCAGCGGCTTTCTTCATGATACCGGTATAGATCTTTTCCAGACGATCAAGGTTACGAATGATGTCCGCGTCCTTCTGGTTCAGATCAATAGAACCCAGCACGCTCTGCAAGAATTTCAATTCCTGTTCGGTGATGTTACCAAGAGCGCCGCCTGTTGGAGATTCCATCCGCATCTGGTTCAAGCGATCAAAACCGATGTTAGCCTGAATTGTTCGGACCAAGCCTTCAGCGGACCTTCGGGCAGAACCAGCAGCAAGAACACCACCTTGTTCTCCTACAACCGCACCAGCCGTTCCAGTAATCGGGTCTACGATTTTCTGCTTTTTAATATCGTTCCGTAACTTTTTCACATCATCCAAAACGATCGTCGACGCTGTGACTGCAGATTCAGCAGCAGCAGCACCTTTGCCAGCAGCGGCTTCCAATTCACGAGCCGTTTTCGATCCGGGGATCACTTCCATGGCGACTGGCTTGTTGCCATCGTAGGTCATCCGGTAATCCGGGGGGATCGACCCGATCTGGGGAGGCAGGTTGACCGTAACCCCGCCACCACCGACAGCAGTGATTTTGCCAGTATTAATATCCTTCTGGTAAGTGTTTCCAGCCGGGAGGCCCATCGTTTTTGCATTGGCTGGAGTCAGGATTTCGAAGCGCTCACCAGTTGTACCTGTTGCACCTAGAGACTCGATTTTACCAGTCTTCGTATTGCGTTGGTAAGTGTTGCCAGCCGGGAGGCCCAGAGTCTTGACCTTTTCGGGAGTTATGACTTCAAAGCCTTCAGTCGCCTGAACACCAGTCGCATCAGCGATCTTCTTAAACTTGTCAGGATTCAAAACCGCCAGCGCGAAATTGGTACCAGACTGAGCGCCTTTGATATCGCCCGACTTCAGCGATTCACGGATCTGTTCGTAGATACCGACAGGCTGTTTCGAATTCTTGCGTGCTTCGATGATTACGTCAAGCTCTGCAGAAGCAGCATCAACGTTACCTTTCTCCAGTGCGTTTGAAACTTTAGCTCCGGAAAAGAATTCATTATCAACACGCTCTTGGCCGTACATCTTCGACGCGTCACCGAACGCCTCCCGGAATTGGGGGTACTTGGTGATCATGTTCGCCCAAGTCGATTGGGTCGGGTTAGCCTGAGCAGCGGCCAGATCCGCCGCGAGTTGCTGCTTCATTTGAGCGGCCTGTTGAGCGGCCTCTCGCTTTTCTTGCATTTCACGGATGCCGACACCGAGCCTCAATCCCTCACCCAAGCTTTGCGCTAGGTTGACCTGAGGAATCTGAGCCATATAGTTAATAGGTTGTACCATAGTTTAGCCTCAGCCGAAAATGGAACCGCTTGGGCGAAGACCTTGGCCACCACCCATATAACCCAAATTGGGAGCACCAGCACCAGCAGCAGCACCAACGGGAGCGCCACCGCCACCACCACCAAACCCTTTCATCGCACCAGCAATCGTTCCGCCAATCTGCAACAAATCTCCAAAAGTTTGTCGGGCCACGCCACCCTGAGCAAGCTGTCCGCCAGCCATTGCCGCACCCTGTTGACCAAAAAGATTGGCCACGTTCGCGCCGAGCGTTTGACCCGCTGCTGCTTGACCCGCTGCTGCGTTCTGGCCCATGGTCGTCAAACCACCGAGCCTAGAATACTGTTGGTTGATCAAATCACTGAGGAGTTGGGGACGGAATTGAGCGAGTGCGGCCTGAACGTTACCTCCACGCAGACCGCCAGTAGCAGCAGCTTGCTGAAGAATAGCTCTTTCGCCTTGCTGGGTCATGGCCTGAAATTGTGGGGAACCTTCGATCCCGGCGATCGCTTGCTGTTGTGCCTCAGCGCCGCCGAGTCCGAGCAAGGCTTGTTGGCCACCAAGAGCACCAGTACCCGCCGTAACATAGGGGGCCATCAATTCGACGAATTTATCGAATTGACGACGCTGCTCTTCAATGCCCTGTTGTGCTGCAGCGGATTGAGTAGCTCCCGCACGCTCCGCTGCTTTTCCAGCTTGTTTTGCTCCGGTGATACCACCGAAGACATCGCCGATTAAGTCACCGACAAAACTCATATTGTTCTCCAATCCTGTCGGGTCATACCGAGGACGTGCACATCTTTCACAGCACCGTTTTGGATGCAAGCTTGACGACGACGACCCTCGACTTTAAACCCGAGTTTCAAGCAATAATTCTTGGCCGATTCCAAGCCTTCGATCACGTAGGCAGTGACCCGCAAAATGGGGTGAGCGAAAGCCCAAGCCAAAAACGCATGACCGAGTTCGCGAGAGTGCCAAATGGAGGACCGCTTCAAGAATGCATGAAGCTCCATTTCGATATCCGAGAACCGGATAGCCATGAACGCACCAGCGAAATCGCCACCAATCCAAGAAGACAGATAAGTGACGGCTGGATGGTTAACGGGGGTAGCTGGACGCTGGTCGTGACCGACCTTCGTGATATACGGGTCCGAATAGACCTCAAGAAGATGGCCCTTCGTGATCCCTTCAGTAACAGCTACCTGCAGCATCGTTTCTCCGAATACGGGGGATTGAGCCGCTGGCTGCTCGATAGGCTCAGCACACGAATTTTCGCACACCGGACGCAGCCTGTCAATCCCTATGAATACACTTCGTTTACGTTGCATCATCATGTGGCCGGGGTTTGTGCTGTTAACAGACCGTTGGTGAAAGTCATACTACCATTAGACCCAGCCAGAGTTAATTTAGCTGTTGTGATTGTGGTAGTGAGACCACCAGCCAAAGGAGATCCATTAGAAGCCGCCGTTAACCGACCTTTGGCATCGACAGTGAATGACGCAAAAGTATAACTTCCCGGTGCAACTGTGGTGTCGTTGAGACTGATGGCCGGTGTCGAACCACCACTACTAGCGATAGGTGGAGTACCGGTAACGCTAGTCACTGGTGTGGTCCCACTGGAAGCCGCCGTTAACCGACCTTGTGCGTCGACAGTGACTGACGCATATGTATAACTTCCCGGCGTAACTGTAGTGTCAGTGATGGCTAACGTGATCGTGCCGGGACCATTAGTGACATCGATTCCTGCGCCGGGTGTCAGTTTGTTTTTAGCGAGACCGGGAGTGTTACCAATCAACAAATCACCGTCAGTGTAACTAGTCTGACCAGTTCCTCCGCTTTCAACAGGAACCAAGTTGATATTGGCAAATAATTTTTCAAACTGCCTAATCTGTTCTTGGTCGACTAGAAATTTAGCCAACTGGTCACGAGTTAGATTGATTCGTTGAGTAGCCATGATCAGTGTGCCAAAGGCTCGATTTGAGCTTCAAGACGAATAAACGATAAGTGCGCTTGACTGTCCCCACGGAACCGTTGGACGCGCCAATTGCGCATATAACCCTGACGCAACCATACGAGTCGACGCTGGGTATCACCTATAGTGCCGACGGAAATCGACCTGTCTTGGCTCCATGCTATACCATCCAATGAATAACTAGTAGAAATCATCGGATTTATCCCCAACGCCACACGACCAGTCAGTGTCACTAACTCAAGTTCACTAAAGATCGCACCATTGCTTTCATTATAGACGATCATCGTGCCAAATTCCCAACGCACGATAACACCCCAATGGGAACCAATATCTTGCACGAGGTAGCCGATTGCGTTCGATTGAGGATCTCCGACTAGCCATTTATCGTAAGCCCAGACCAAATTCCGGGCACGGTATTGAGCGAACCCGACTGTGGTGGAAACCAGCACAAACCATACTTGAGTTTCGAGTACTTGAGAAGCAGCAGCATCATAGACCAGAGTACGATCTGGAAGATGAATATACAGGTGTTGATGTGCCTTGTCGTTGCGTGCCTCGAATTTAGCCAACGCTAATTGCGCCTCGGTGTACTCCAGCAATAACTCGTCAATTTCTTGTGTGCTGATCTTGCTGGTCGTGGCGTTCGCGGCAAGATATATGCCGGGGGCTTCGTTGCGTCCAGATCCCAAAAAGGCAATATTATCTACATAGACACAGCACGCTTGGGTTCCGACGCACCCTTTTTGGACTTGAGCACCGTCGATAACAGTAAACGGGAAAGGTACTGGAGTAGTCACCCCGCCATAAACCTCAATAGTGTGACGATTGATCGCATAAACTTCGTTACGCAACCTGAGCAAAGAGGTTACCGGATCTGGATCAGCAATCGGCTCTTCAAAAGCGAAGGCATTAATGGTGAAGGGATCGCCAAGGTCAGTGACGAACAGCCGATCCCCGTCAGTTAACATAAACCGACCTTCGATAAAACAAAAATCGATGATAGGACCGATAGTTACCGATGGGTAATTGCCGATCGTGAGCGTTCCATCCCAGAAGTAGATCCGACCACCAGAAGTCACGGCCAAATGGTCGAAACTGTAATCGAAGATCACCAGTTGGTCAATAGGTCCACCAACATCACCCAAGACGGTTACAGCACCATTACTTGCAACGGTGACAAGCTTTGTGCCCATGGCCCGGTAGCAAACACCATTCCAGTTGATACCGCCACGGTCCACGCCGGGACCAGTACCATTGGTTACAATACCGTCACCCGGACGGATAAAGCCATTGCCGATCCCAGATTGCTTCGGTACAGGTACCAAATTTACTGGATAACTGGTACGTAAATCCGGACCACCATCAGTAAAAACACCGTTGAAGATTGGAATTTGCATGTTTCACCACTTAACTTTATTGGCCCAATAAGCAGCACTCATTTTGCCCTTGGCGATGTTTTTGGCGTGACGAGCCTTAAATGCCTCGTTGCGCTTGCTCCCGTCCGGTGAACCTTTGACGCCCTGCTGACCGAACCGAATGGTTTTGATCTCGTCACCCGACTTGGCCACCACGACGTGGCTTTTAGTGGGATGACTTGGCGTGGCCTTGGGCTTATTGTAGCCCGAGACCCCAGCACGAGCAAGGCGTGTGTCTTTGGTGGCCATGGCTTAGAAGCTGATATGCAGCTTGTAAGCTTCCAAGCGCATTAGGTTATTGGCTGTCGCTGGCTTAACCGTGATGACGAAGGTTTGGTCCACAGTGGTGTCCACAGTCAAAAATACGTTCGCGCCAGTGGACAAACCATGGCCGACTGCGCTGGCTGAATTGCTAACCACCTGTGAACCGCCACGATTACACATGAGCTTTTGTACACAAGCGCTGGAATTATTGGCTGCTGCTGCTGCCAACAAGACGCCGCCGCCGTAGGTCATACCTAAGGTTTTGACGGTAGCGTTATTGGTCAGGCTGAACAGGGCATCAATTTCCATGCCGCCGCCCGTACCCATGGCCCATCCCGGTACGGTGATCGTGGCCACGGTTACTTCGGTATTGGCCACGGCCACGACTGGCACGCCATACCAGACCAAGGCGGTCTGAGTGCCGGACTGTGTGCCGCTGGTTGTGACGGCTGCGCCGCCTACCGAGGTGGATACTGTGAAGGTGTTGGCCGATAGTATGGTTTTGACGTAATACGTCGTATTGATGGCCAAGCCGGTCGGCAATGCACCTGTGGTGGTGAACCGGATGGTATCATCTACCGACAAGCCATGATTTGTCCATGTCACCACACCGGGCGCGGTAATGCTGATGGTTACAGTGGAATCGACGTAAGGAAGGTCAATCGTAACTTCCTCAGTGTCGGTGTCTGCGTCCAGCACTTCATAGAAGCCGGTAGAAGCCGTGCCGCCAGTCCAAGTGATATATAAGTCCTGACCTTGTGCAACCGCGTTGGTGAGGCCGTGCACGCCAGCGCTGACCAATTTAACGTCACCAGAGTCATCATCATAAGTCAGGGTGACGAATGTAGCAGCTGGCTCGACCAAGCTGACTGGTGCAAGGCTGCCGAGCACCAAGGCAGGAAAGCTACGAAGCTGTGGCTGTGCGCCAATACTGTACTCGACTTCAGCGTTACGGCTGGAGATTCGAATCACACGATCTTGATCATAAGGACCAAAGGTCTGAGCACTATTGAAAAGGCTACCAACGGTAGCGTAGATCCACGGTTGGCCCGGATAGGCCGTCTGCAACTGAACAGTAGTCGGCTCGTTGCCTGTACTACCAATACTGATGAATTCACCTGTTGGGACCAGCAAATCAACATTGCTGACGGTAGGCGATGACTGAATGAACATGAGAATCTCCTTATATGGAATTAGGCAACGCGATACCAGCTATTGGTGGCTTGGTAAAAGCGCATGGTGAAGAATGCGTTTGCAGCCAACGTGGTGGGTGCGCCGAATGCTGCTACTGCACCATTCAAGGCTAGCGTGAAGCTGGTGATAATCTGGGTAGTCGTGACCAATACTTGTGTACCATCTGGGACACCAGTGTTGAGCGGCAATGTGACTGTACCAGCAGCCAACGTACCAGCAGGTTGAATAACCATCCACTGCTGTTCACTGGTGGGCGTGGGGACCGTGATATTAAAACCAGTGCCGGGGGTGTATAGATTCGTGGCCACAGTGGGAGCAGCGAACGACTGTTGAAAAAATTGCAACAACGCTCCGACCGACACACGACGAGCGTCGCCATTTGCAGGGGTGTATACCGGGAACTGGTCACCGCTAGAGACCTGAGAAAGCAGGGGGAGTTGATAAATCAATGGCATGACTGTTCCTTAGTTATACTGGATCGGGCCATCAGGTCCAGCGGTGGCTGGATCAAGAGGCGGACGAATGAATGGATCGTCGTAGACACGCCATGGCTTGTTGCCTTGACCGGATGGCATAGTGCTCGGAAGCTGCTGTACGGGAGGAATCGCAGCGCGAGACAACAAAGTATTGTAACCTTGCTTGGCCACAACCTTGGTATCCATCGACACTGTTTTACCGAAACCTGGACCGATTCGGACTCCGAGATTGGTGATGATCGCCTCATTCGCTGAATCCGGGACAAATGTCTCTTCATCTAGATCGCTTTGATCAGGGTTGGACGGGATGGGGTAACCAAGTCGAATGCCTTTAGCGTTCCACTCAGCCATCATCGCATCGAGACGTCGCAACGCAGTTTGAAGATCTTGCGGTTGCAAATCGAACACGTAAGAAGCCAGTCCGATTTCTTCGAACGCCGCAGTCACGAACTGGCGCTTCGTGTAACTCATTTCATTCCTCGGCTTGCTTTATTCTTTGCCGCGCGACTACCACGGGTAGGCATGGACTTACCAGCGCCTTTTGCCGCCTTCTTAGCGGTACTCAAAGCGATGGCAACAGCTTGTTTTTGAGGCTTACCAGACTTCATTTCCTTGGAAATGTTTTTGCTGATAGACTGCTTGGAATAACCTTTAACCAACGGCATAGCTCACTCCTATACTAGAAGGGGGGCCGAAGCCCCCCATTCCAAATCGCCGATTAAGGCTGGTTGAACAACAAAATGCCGGACATTTCGGGTTGTTTGTTCACAACACCGAACAGCGTGTCAAGACGATACTTGATGGTCATGCTGTCGATGTCATAGAACTTCTGCATCACCAATTCGATGCCTTGGTCGGTGCTTGCACGCATCACTGCAGTACCAGCGTCGGAAGGCACGGCATAACGACCGGGAAGAATCTCGATCGAATCTTTTTGCCAGAAGGGGTTGATGTTGGAAGCACCAGTGTTCAACCAAGTCAATGCAGCAGCGTCAGCGGCAATAGCCACTTCCACGTTCTTGTACTGCAACTGAGCATCAGTGGGGGCCACGCCCTGAGCACCGATGATTGGGGGGCTGATCACCATGGTAGTGCCGTCGGTCACGCTGATGACACGGAATGTCTTCAGTTGGCCAGTGGACTGCTTGGTGATGTGGTGCACAGCGT